TGGACTCCACATGAAAGTATTAGATGAAATATATTTTAATTTTACATATGTGCAGTATGGTTAATGGCGAGTGTCTTTCAAATACTATATCTGGTTATCAATTTAACAACCATTATGACTGTGTGATTGCTGGATATAATCAGGCTTATAATAGTTTTCGTAGTTTAGAAAAAATGGAAGAATTTGAAAAAGATTATATAGAACAAGAAAAATTAGTTATTAAATTTGAGTGCATGGTATTAAAAGTTGAAAATACATGAGTTGTCTAAGTTTATTATTTGCTGTGAGTCTACATCTTGGTTTAGAGAATGACTATAATCCTTACCACCCTCAAATAAGATGCACGCAAGATCAAACTATTTATGGGGGGTTTTACAACAGTGAAAAAAATGTTAGTCTTTTTTACGGAAAGAAATATAAAAATATTGAATATGGAGTAGTTACAGGATATTCAGGTGGAGATATTTTGCCAATGGTACGATACAAAAAAGATAAATATTTTATTGCACCAGCTTATGAAATGTCAGGTAATTATGGGATTGTAATAGGAATAGAGTTTAAATTATGACAAAAATAACACCTAAAACAACAAAAGAACACATTATAAATATTTATAACAAAATAGAATTGTTAGAAACGAATCATATACATCACTTACAAAAAGAAGTTAGAAAACTAAATTATGTACTTTGGACAATAGGCTTTATGGTTGCGACCCAGTTTATTGCCTTTGTCTTACGAATTATAGGCTAATGTACGAATCAGTAAAAAAGAAAATTAAAGAATCAGAGGGTTTCTCAAATAGAGGGTATTTCCTTAAATATAAAGGTGCTGATGGCCAAGATATCCAAGAGGATTTTATGACTATTGGTTATGGCCACAAATGCGTAGATGGAGACCCATATCAACCGAATGTAGATTATTCAACAGAGGTTTTAGAACAACAGTTTGAAAAAGACTTTACTGTGTATTTACACGCCGCTGATAGATACATAGGCGATTGCGAAGTACCTGAACACATAAAAGAAATAATTATTGAGACAGCTTATAATATTGGAGAACCAAGATTATTTATGTTTAAAAACATGAGAGCAAAGATGCAAGAGGGCGACTGGGTAGGTATGGCGGCAGAGTTAAGAGACTCCAAACTATACAGAACTTTAACATCAAGATATGAGCCACTTGCAAAAATGATTGAGGAGACTTAAAAATGGTTTTAGGAAAATTATTAAGTGGTGGAACTATAAAGGCTGTTGCTGGAGTTATTGATGACTTACACACTAGTGACGAGGAAAAACTACAACTAAAAAACAGATTTGCTGAGATAGAGGCAAAACTAAAAGAAAAACAAATGTCTATCAACTTGGCCGATGCTCAATCGACTGCTGGTGGAATATCAGGAATGTTGCAAAGATCATGGAGGCCGTTAATTGGTATGTCCTGTGCTTTAGCAATATTCTGGGAATATGTATTATCAAAATTTATTTTATTTATTTGCGGCTTATTCCAGTATGAGGTTCAAAATATACCTCAGATGGACATGGGAACACTTATGCCCCTAGTAATGGCACTCTTGGGTATGTCGGGTATAAGATCGTTTGAGAAACTCAAGAAAATCAACACCGATAAGGGAAAGGAGTAATTTATGGTCAAAAAGAAAATTGAACAACAAGTTACTAAATGGTGGCACGCATTCACAGAAATGAAATCTTGGGTGCAAATCATAATAGCTGTTGCAGTGATTGTAGCGGCTCACAACTATATTCTTCATTAGATCATGGCTAAGAAGAAAAAAAAAATGGTTGGTGGTTTGACCACGAAACAGAAAAAGTTGCCTAAAGCGTTACAGATGGCAATTTTGAAAAAACAAAAAAAGGGGAAATAAAATGCCAAGTCATTACGGAAACTCTGGTCGAAGAGGCATGAAGAAATCAAAGATGTCTAAAATGTCAAAAATGACTAGACCAAAAAAGAAGAAGAAAAAAAAATAGTGGCAAAAAAGAAACAAAGAAAAAAACCGCCTAGAGGGTATCACTATATGCCTGATGGGCGGTTGATGAAAAACTCTGCTCATAAAAAGAAAAAGAAAAAATGAGTGGATTTACAACAACCTCTACAATTTCAGAGTTAATTAACAAAAGGCCCATAAATCGCAAAAGACGGGTTAAGATTACTCTTAAAGCACCCCAGAATCGCAATTTAAAGGCCTCTCAGCGACTATTAAGGTCTAAAGCTACCTAGTAGCCCCAAACCTCTTGTCTTGCCTTTAAAACGGCCTCCTCTTTCCAAATCCAGTCATCTGGGTTAGGTATCAGAGTATTTTTAACATCATCTAGGGTATCAACCGATTTTAAGTAATTGGCCATAGCTGAAACGATATGCTCACATATTTTCATAGGCTTATCATAATCAGTTAGGCTCATACTCTCAAACTTAGCACCACTTTTATTTGCTATCAGATACCAAAGCCTCTGATTTGCGTTAGTGCCTCTTTGATAGATAGATTGTTGCATAGCATGAGACATAGATAAGCCGCTAGGTTTACGCTTGGTTGTTTTAAGATCGATAAAGAAATCCTCTTTGGTTTGTTTATCTTCAAAATGAAAGTCGGTATATCCGATCAGCGGTACACCATGAATATTTAATTCTACTTTCTTTTGATATCCTAAAAGATTCCATTTAAAACCAAACTCTTTGAATGCTCTAACGCCCTCGCCAAACAAAGGAATTAAATTATCTCGTTCCTCGTCAGTCTTTAGGTCATTGAACAAAGCACAGTTAGCGTTAAACTCATCATACATCTTATCGACTGCCTCCTCATAGTCTATTCCATTGAGCCACATATTAAGACCAGACTCGACAGCTTTACCTCGTTCTGCCGCCGCCGATGATGCAAATTGATATCCGAAAATACGCCTCAATGCCCATCGTTCTCTGTTAAATGCAAACTCGTTGATATGACTAAACGATAAGGGCAATAAAGTTTTATCGCCCTCATCAAATTTTTTAAAATAATCTATCATAGTAAATCCTTATATTTCTCAGTATGCTCGATATTGTTATCAAGTTCCACTATAAGATTTTTACATTGTTGATAGATATTGCTCTCTTTGCCAAACCTTTTGATATAAAGTTCAAGACCAGTTTTTGTTAGTTCCATGATCTTAACATCTTCATTATGTTTATCAAAAGCCCGCATTTTATCCATATCAAGACCATCTTCCATTTCTGCGATTTGTTGATCTGATATGTTAAAATATTCTTTATCAGGTTTACTCATGGCTATTGCAACAAACTATATTCTGCAAATGTTTTACCTTTACGGGTAACATTCTTAGTTATGATTGCGTTCCCCTGTTCTCTTAAATTAAATATTCTTGCACTTAATCTAAAACAACCAAACTTTTTTAACGCTGTAAGTGGGGTTATCTTTTTACCTGATTTTAGATAATCAAGTATTTGTTGGTTTTGTGTTAGTTCTGGCATAATGACTCCTTTCTATAAGTTATTTTTTGCCAATTCCCTTTCGTTTACGACCTTAGTTCTGAGGTCATCACGAAAAGCCTTAAAGGTTTCGTATCTAATTTTAGAACGATTCCTTGCTTTAAGAGTTCCGCTGTATCTGTCGAAGAACTGCTTAAACTTGTTATCAGAATAAATGAGTCCATTTAATTCTGTTGTATTCTTATAACTGCTGTTACGAGTATGTTCCAGCGTTAATTCTGCGATAATCATTTTCTCTTCTTTTTTCATTAATTCCACTGCTGTATCATTATCTGAAAACTCTAAGCCTAATTCCTCTTGCTTAGATGAAAGAATATTTGGGTTAAAATCTAAAGAATAAATATCAGATGCCATTTTGTTCAAACTCCTTTTCGTCTATTTTTTGTTGTAAATCTTTTTTAAATTCTTCATTAACTTGCCGATTACTATGGGCCAGAGTATGACATGGACGGCAAACGGGAAATAAATTGTTTGGTACATTGTAAGAGTTTTTTTTACTGCCTCCAAAACCTTTTGATTTAAGATGATGTATTTCAACTGCTGGCCTTTGGTAGCAACCCCAACACTGGGGGATATCAACAATAGATAACCCCCAATAGTCAAAAAATATCTTTCTGTAATTTTTAGATATTTTTGAGGTTGTCATTAAATGCTCTCACTGCATTTTTTGTCAAATCACTTATATCCTCTACACTGAAATGACCGCTACCCATAGATCGACCAACAACACCAGTAACAAAAATATCCATTCTTTGAGTTTCATTCTTGTTATTAAAAGGCATTGATGTCGTATTACTAGCACCACCTGATCTCATCGGAACTCTAGCTGGTGTTTGCTCTACTGGTAAATCATCATCGAGTGTATGATTATGTGCAATAACAACATCTTTGACATTAGTATATTGATTGCCCTTATCAGATGTTTTCACATTTATAACAGTGAAATCAATCGCCTCTCCTGATTGGGGTAACGGGTTTATAACTTTTCCCCGTGCATATAACCTAGTGCCATCGACTAAATCTATTGCATAGTTTGGTTTACCATCTTCGCTATTGTCAAAGACTTTATCAACTATATTAGACATTGTAGTTTTCCTTTCTATTATTATTATTTGTTAATGACATTATAACCTCTTCCCTCTAAACAAACATTAATTAAATCTTGTCTAGTTTTAAGTTTGGGAGAAAGCCATAACACCCTCCAACGCAGACCATTATACACCGCTTTTGATTTATCAACCAAAGCATTCGTATTATCTTCAACAATACTTTTACAAGTATAATAGTCATCGTGATATCGTTCCGCCGTCCCCTCAATATTGGCGGAACTTTTGCCCCTACTATCTACTATTGGCGTGGTGCTACACCCAGCAAGGAACACAGCACCACATATAAGTAAAAGCAAAACCATTGATACCCTAAAAATAGACTTATAGTTAGTTTTCTTTTTAGGTAAAATTCTTGTTACCCGATAGAGTGGAGTCTTGTCTTTATCCATCGAGTAACCGATTATCTCCCTATGTTCTATGCCATAGGGAAATAAAGTTTTTGATTTTTTATTTTTTTTCATAAAATTATTTCTTCTTAGCTTGTTTGACTGCACTCTTCATAACTAAATTACCATCGTTATCATAGACAGCAGTAGAGTTATCAAGATGCGTAATTTTAAAAAGATGTTTGACCTTATCATTTTCAATAACATCAAACTTTTGTATCTTCTTAAATAGTCTGTTTAGTTTAGGCATTGTTTTCTCCTTATTATTACGGGGGGCTGTTACACCCCCCTGATTGTTATAATTCACAAGCGTGGTCACAAACGCCTGTCATTGAGTGGTATGGTTCAAATATCATTCCATACTCAGACATATCTTTTTGCAAACCCTCAATGGCTTTTTCATTATTTATTACTCCATATCCAAAACTATCTAAAAAATAATCTTGTGAAGATAATCCATCAATCGAAT